ATTTTTTTTTACTTTACTTATTTTAATTACTTTGTTATTAAATTTTTATTAAATTTTTTTTTTATATCTTTATAAAAATAAATTATAAAGTTCTCTAGACTTTTCTTTATAAACTATGACAGTGCATTGATAATCGAATTTATCATTTAAACCCTCTGTTATTTTATCACTTATTATCAAATCATCTATTATATAATTACCGTTAGTTGTTAATACTTCTTCTCTAGTACTTTTACCATCGAATAAACAAGTAAATCCTTTCAAATCATCACCCCACAAAAATAGTATTATTTAATATTTCTATTTTTTCAATGTTACCAATCCAGGATATTTTATTATAGCCATTTCTTAATGTAGGAAAATTACCTATCATTTTATTACTTATGCTTTGATTGTTATTATCTAATATTTCAATTAACTCACTATCTATATATATAAAATCACTTACAGACTTTAATTGAATTTCTTCTCCATTTATTATTAAAGATATATTTTGAGTAGAAGAGGGTAATGTTAATTTTAAGTTTGGACTTCCTTCTAAATCTCCAATATAAAATATATCATAATTATTTGTTATTATAGTTTGCCAATATTCTTCTGTTTTATATAAAAAAGGTTCGCAATTAAATGTTACTTTTAAAATTGCATTTGCCTGTTTTTCATCTGATATTTTATCGCATATAACATTTTTAACTTTATAACACTTTTCTCTATAATCATCGAAAAATAGTCTATTATCTTTTATATCGTTAAGCCATAAATTAACCTCTCTTTGTCTATCCTTATATCTTTTTATATCAAATATTTTTAAATTTAAATCAAATTGTAAATCTTTATAATTACCAGTTTTTCTTGTCAAACTTCCTTTTTTTCTCCCTTCTACTGGTATAAGCTCAATTTCTTCTTGTATTACAGGATATTCTACTTTATCAATTATTCCTATTCCAAAACTGAATGAATTTCTACCATTGAACCAAAAAGAATTAATCATGAAATCACCTCCTATATTAATTATAACATCAAAAAAAGGAGGTGTAAAACCTCCTCTATTAATAGGAAAAAGCTGTTGTAGTCATTCTATTGTAGTCTTCTAATTCTTCTTGGTGTGGTGCTACTGTCTTTCTCACAAATTCCTTCCCATCTATATCCATTTTAAAATCTACTGTAAACATAGTCTTTAAACTTTCTTTAAAATCATCTTGTTTATAGTAAGGAATTGGCACTCTAGCACTGCTTATGGTATCTTTCATACTGTCTTCTATTTGTTTATTAACGTCTTCCATTTCTTCTATAAATCCAACTCCAACCCCTTGTGCTGTATATTTACCTACCTCTTTTTTCATTACTCTAGACGGAGAGTGTATTCCTAGAGCTCCTTTAAATCCTTTTACAATTCCACCAGCAAAATCTCCTATTTTTTCCTTTAACCAACCAGCCATTCCTGTTATGCCGTCCCATATTCCTTTGACTATATTTTTACCAATTTCAAGCATTTGGTGGGGAATCTCTTTTATTTTATCTACTATAGCGTTAAATACTTCTTTAGCTGATTCTTTAGCACTAGCAACCATATCACTACCCCATTGAACAAGTTTGTTCCATGTGTCAACCAACCACTTCCAAACCTTTGCGGGCATTTCAGAAAACCAGTTCCCAACGCCTTCCACCAAAGCGCTTATTTTTTCGCTTGCTGTATTCCACATGTCAGAACACCAACTTTTAAATCTGTCCCAGGTATATAATAGCCAAGTATAAACTTTAGTAGGTAATTGCGCAAACCATTCACCGATTCCAGTTATTAAATTTCCGATTCCTGTTGTCATATCGTTCCACAAATCAGCCATAAAAACCCCGAAATCTGTGATAACTTGAACTAGCCAAGTCCATATTTTGCCTGGCAATTCTGAAAACCATTCCGCAATAGCTATAATTAAATTAGGTACCATTTCAGTCCAAAAAGTAACAAATCCTTCCCACCATGTTACAAACAAAGTATAAATATATCCTAATATAGCTCCTATGCCTTCACCTATTTTCGCAGGTGCTTCATTAATAAATGCCCATATTTTACCTGGTAATTCTCCAAGCCATTGTAAAACATCATTAACAAAATTAGGTATACTTTCTGTAAAGAAGGTCACCACCGCTTCCCACCCTTCTTTAAAAAAGTTTCCTACATCTTCTACAAATCCGTCTATAAATTCTTTAAAACCATCGCAATTATCATAAAGCAATTTAAAAGCTCCTGCAAATGGATTTATTAAAAATAATAATATACCTTGCCAATTATCCTTAAAAAAGTCTATTATTTTATTAAAAGTTTCGGGTATAGTTTCGGTAAAAAATTCTGATATAGCTTCCCATGCATCTACTGCTTTTGTTTTTACAACTTCCCATAATTCAATCCAAAAATTTCTGAAACCCTCGCAATTATTCCATAAAAGAATAAAGCCAGCCACTAATGCTGTTATTCCTAATACAATCCATCCAATCGAAGTGGCTTTGAAAGCTAAATCCATTAATTTCATAGTGGCGGTATAAAGTTTAGTTGCTTTTTCAGCCAGTCCAAGCCTGTTAGCCATTTTGTCAATTCCAATTCCTAAATCAATAACGTTAGTCTTAAATTCTTTAATACCAGATACTACATCATTTATTACCATTATAGATTTTAAAGTAGCCCATACTGCTACTATACCTATTATAGCATCTTTTATTAAATTAAAGTTTGTTAAAGCATTAGCACCAAAAGTTTCTTCTATGCTTTCTTTTAAAGCGCTCATGAAGCTTTGTCCTTCTGTCATTTTAGAGTTAACTCCATCAACTAATTCCAATATTTTTGGCATTACTTCTAATAATTTGTTAAATAAAGGTTCAAGCAATTTTCCTGCTATCATTCCTAAATTATCTTTTAATGTAGATGTCATACCTTGGAAAGTTTTGCTTTGTCCTTCCATGGCTCCAGTTGTTTTGCTTGCTATACTATCAATTGCTTTATTATATATATCTGCGCTTATTTTACCTTCACTAGCCATTTTCTTAACTTCTGCAACGCTTTTCCCTGTAACTTCTGCCAATGCCTTGTAAATTGGAACACCTCTGTCTTGTAATATATTTAAATCTTCTGTATACGCTATTGTAGCTTGATTTACTGTAGCAAACTGTCTTACCATTTCTTTTAAAGAATCTTCCTGTATGCCAAACGCTCCACCTATATCACCGAATTTAGTTAATTGAGCGAATAAATTGTCACCCTCAAATCCCGCATTGTGTAATTGTTTCGCCATTGTATCAACACCCATTTTTGTAAAAGGAGTTTTAGCGGCGTACTGTTCAATGTCTTTCATCATACTTTTAGCTTTGTCTTGTGTTCCCAGTAAAGTAGTCCATGCCACCGTAGAACTTTGTAAACTTGCGTTATATTGTATACCCATCTTAGCAACTACAGCGCCTAATGCTCCCACAGCTATAGCGCTTTTTTTAATAAATCCATCCAATTTCTGAAATGCTTTTGAATCTCCTATACCATCTATTCCTTTTCTAGCGCTTTCAACCCCTTGTTTGAATTTTGTATCATCTATACTTAAAATAGCTTTAAGATTAAACAAATTCATGAAATGCACCTCCTTTTTTATTAAAAAAAGCGTGAGAATTACCCCCACGCCCCTTTGAATTTATTTATTATATCTTGTTCAATTTGTTCTGCTGTTCTTTCATCTTGTTTTTTATTTCTATTTTCTATTTTTTCATATATTTTTAATAAATCGTCCAAAGGTTTTTTAATTGTAGCTCCTTGCACCATTATATTAAAGCATCTTGTAACATACTCTTTATAAACAAATTCTTTACTATCTTGCTTTAAATATTCTTCTAAATACATCTTAAAACTTTTGAAATTCATTCTCCTATTAACTGTATTTAAAATAAATATTATTTTAGAGCCTCCAATTTGTTTAACGATTGAAAAAAAACTATTAATTCTTCATCCTCAAATATTTCTTTTATTCTAGAAATGTTTTTAAATATATTTTCTTGTTGTATTTCTTCTAATGTTTTATTGTCTACTATTGCTAAAATCATTTGAACATCTTTTTTGTGGTCTTTGAAAATTATAGGAATTAATTTAAATAAATTAGCCATTCCCAATTCAAACCCTTTTTGTTTTAT